ATGTTGGTGTAATAAGACAACTTACGTTTCTGCCTTCGGGCAGTTTCCTTGTCTGCTTCGGAACCAGTATTCCAAAGTCTGCGATTCACTTCACCTACTGGATCGTTCTTGTTGATAGTGGTTAAGGAATTCTCAATGTACCAGCCACCTGGCCCTTGAAAAGAATGAGAAAACATTCTCTGCCAAGGAATATCCTCACCCTTCGGTGCAGGAAGAAATCTGATTACGGCATAGCCGTTTCCAGACTTATCCAATTCTGGTTTCCAGAATCGTTCATCATCAAAGGATCGGGTTTCGGGGGTTGTTTGTTTGTTGTACTCATCAATGAGTGATGAGATGTTGGATTGCTTTTTCAAAGCTTCAATAGACATATTATTCTCCTATATTATTTGTTTATATTATTGTATTAACGTATTACAATTATTTAGTCACGAAATCCTTCACCATTTACGAAATGGTGTATTCTATGACAAAGTATGATCCACAATATATGAATCAAAGAATCCGCAGCATAACTACCTATACCACGAACAAATAACTTATAAGTGCATTTAGTGCAATATATAAGTTCAGGTTTTATCTTTCCATTCCAAGAAAGTTCAGCTACCTGAGGCTGATTTAAATTTGTTTCTTCTCGCATAATTACTCTGCTGTTTGCGTTGTAAGAGTGCATTATCATATTCAAGTCTGCGAATATATTTTTGCTGATCTCTCATTTTATATTTCAGGAAATCGTTTTCACGAATCAAGTCATCTGGATTGCGTTTTCGACCCTGTTTTTTAGTATGTCCTTGCATTTTTCTTTATCAAATTTAATGAAAGGTTGACAATTATGAAGGGTACTCTGAAGTTCTGGCCAAACCCATTCTTCATCCACTTCATGGTTAGTATGTTCTATCCAGTTAAGATAGTGGTCTAAAATAATAGCTGATACTATAGATATTTTCTTCTGTAGTAACAACTTTACAATCGGTGGATGTGATTTAGATTCACACTTAAACAGTCCACCAAAAGGTTTATGATATTCTATACACGTTTTCAAATCTTGGTCAAATACTCTTGAGATTGATTGCTGTGTTTTTGTCCATTTATTATAATTCTCATAGGCTGCATCTCCTGTCAACCACTTTGGATTTATTTTATCCTCTACTGCAAAATTGCCTACTAAGAATTCTTGAAGTTCTGGTCTATTGTATCGTTTTGCTAATTTGTGAAAAAAGTATCGGTCATTTCGTTTCAAAAAGGAACTATGTGAACAGTTTACTTCACCATTATATTTTTCAAAATCGTAATTTGGAGATGAAAAGTGTAACCGTATTCCCAAATACATTTTATATGCATCAAAGGCTTCCACATCATACTGGTAGAGAATTTGTTTTTGGTAAAAAATGGAGTGCTTCTGCTTCCACTTGAATTTTTTGTTTCAATGATTTATTAACCAATCGCCCTAACGAATTTGGTTCTATTTGCTTCTCCTTACAATATTCTAAACAAGCATCAATATATGTCATCTTTTTAGTTTCTACCATTCCTTCAATAAGGATTCCAAATTTTGTAGGGGTTATTATGTCAAATTCCATTTTTTTTATTATATCTATTATACTATAAAAAATCTCAAATGTCAAGTCTTTTCTGCTCTTGATAACAATTAAAATCTTCTATTGCGGTTTTAAGTAATGAGGTGTAATCTTCAACTGATTTTGTAAATATTTGTGGAATACCATTATCGGGTACAATAAATATTACCAGTTGACTACAGGGGATTCCAGTACGCTCTGTGAACATCTTTGCATAGGCCGTACCTTGAAGGAAATAGTTTTCGCACCATTCTTCTTTTTTATCAGAATTGGAAGTTTTGTAATCTATAACAGATACTACTCCATCATATTCAGCAATCATATCTACTGCACCAGCCACCTTGTATTCATCTGAATACAGATAGTCCTCAATACAGTAAATATTATTTATTTTCTTTTCCAATACTTGTATTGCTTCTAAAAACAGATACCATACGGCAGGGTTTTTAGCAAGGGCAGTAGCACTAAAGGTGTCGAGATCGTCTATCTCGTTTAAAAAGTATTGTTCTAATAGACTATGAAAATGCGTACCTCTAGTGGTTGCCCTTTTCGTTATTCTATTAGCTTCTTCATTACCTACACGTTTTCTCCACGCATATATCCCTTCTTTATTCCGTATCGATAATACGGTTGTGATAGAAGGATATGAGCCATTAGGAGTTTCGTAATGTCTCTTTCCACCAATATTTGTTCTCACCAATTCAGGTAACTCAGGTATGAGTTTCCTGTCATAATTTTTTAATTTCATTATTTACTCACAAAACCATTTCTATATACTACACCATTTTTAGTTTTAAGTGCAGTCAGGATTTTCTTACGATTGCCCATCAAATTGTAACTACAATGTACCCAACCACTATTCGGGTCAACTCCATCGTAGAACTCTAGGATGATTTGGTCAAAATCTAAATTCTTAGTAATCCACAACGCAAGATCTGGATTCGGTGTCGAAAAAGATTCAAAATCTGCAGCTTGGCCATTACAATGCTGACTTGTTTTAGACCCGCCTACTTTTGCATTAAGTGCAGGACTTCTATAGCCAGAATTGATTGTAATAACTCCAAACTTATCTCTAACAGGTTGCAAGATATGTATTGCAAGATGTGTTAGATTCACAAGATGTATTAAATTAGGTGAGTTGTCCACACCTAATCGTTCTGCTGTAGCACTCTTCACCATTTCTGATAAAGCAAAGTTCTTTGATATTCTTACTATGTCAGCCATATTACGCCCCTTTCTGAATATCAACAGATCCAGTTGTGGGATCATATGAAACTGTAAATGTCACTTCTATTGGTTTAAGTGTACCATCGGCTTTAATTATAGGTAACTTACCCTCAACAGCACCCATCAATGCATCTTTAGCATTTGTAAATTGGTGTGCAGGGTCGGCTTTTATAACTTTGTCTAATTCTTTTTTTGCACTATCTGGAAGTAAATCATCTATCATACTTTCAACGTGCTCAGTTGCTAAATCTGTTGCCTTGTCTACAACAAGACTAGAAATAACATTGAATAATAATAACGGTAACATTATTTTCTATCTCCTAATCCAGTATTATATTTTTGGATGATATAGGAACGGACTAAACCGCTTCTGACTATATCACCAATATCAAACTCACATGAATAGAATTCTTTCATTTCGTTGATAATTTTTAAAAACTGACCTAAACCAGCCTTTTCTTTATCTTCTCTGAGGTCAGTTTGATCAAAATCTCCTGAGAACATGATTTTGGAATCTTGACCAACTCTGGTCATGATTGTGTCCAATTCATGGAAGTTTAGATTTTGACATTCATCTACAAGAACAATAGCATTGTCTAACGTAATCCCTCGTAAAAAAGATGTGGATAGAAATGCTACATTTTCTTGCTTTTTTAATTCTGCATACATCATTTCAAACTGTTCCTCTGAGGAAAGTTTAAACATGAGCCGTAACATATTGTCATACGGAACTTGGTATAAAGAACTTTTATCTTGCTCATCGCCCGGCATAAATGCAAGACTTCTAGTAGGCATTAAAGACCTTACTATGTAGATACAGTTATATTTTGTTTTGGGGTCAAGAACTTCCTTGATTGCATTGTACAGAATAACGAAAGTCTTTCCTGTGCCCGCAGGCCCATATAGAAAAAGATTCTTTCCTGTTGCATATTGCTTAAAAACCTCAAGTTGGTTTTTAGTAACCCCCTTCATTTCAACTAACTGATCATGACTTATTAATTGTGTTTTCATAATTATGTCCAATCTCCTAACTGACTGCCAGGATTTGTTCTGTGAATTTCTTTCATTCTATCTTTAAAACCATCAGAAGTGTGTCTCCTTGTACTATCTCTCATAGAATACTGCAAATTAAGTAGTTGTGGTACTAACTGTATGTCACAACTGTCATTGTTTTCATCGGTGCAACTTCCATATCTTTGAGGATTTTCTACAGGAATGTTTCTATCATCCATCTTAAAAATTTCCTCAAATTCAAAGTCACATTTCTTACATCTATATTGATATGTTGGCATATTATAATTTCAAATCCTTCAATAGTATTTATCTATAAAATATATGATCTCCAATTCTTCCAACTTTTGGATATGAGTTTGACCATCGTGGCTTTATCTCATGAGTATGATAGTATATTGCACCTTCTGTATAATCCAATCCTTGTGATTTCATACTTCCATAAGAAATCATTGCAAGGTTTGCTATCTTTTGTGTCTCTTCGTAAGCTTTGACATTTGCTGTCACATCTGACATTCCATCACAATACCAACTGAATTGGCATCTATCTCGTTTTGGAAATCCATTTTTGGTATGGATTCCTTGATATACTACATCGCATACCGTATTGGGAAAAGTATCATCATATACTCTATTTAAAGTTACTAGAGCTACAGCGAGTTGCCCTGCAAATGGTTCGTTTCGTGCTTCAAAATATATGTTCTTTGCGAGACATTCTACTTGTTTTGCTCTGTTTTCTAATACAAAATTTAATGAAGAATAATTTGGTATAGCAACATTTTCAATTGTTAGTTGACCATGTTTCATTACCGATTTATCATTATTAGTACTTGCACTTCCTAAAGGAAAGGAAAAGGAAAACATTAAAGCAAAACATATGAGTATTTTTTTCATATTACCTTCTTTAATATGATCTTCAACCTTTATTAGATATAAGTGTCCATCAAGAAATAGAAACCGCAGATCGTTAAACGGTCTTATTTGTGTTAATAATATTGGGGGATTTTATATGTGGAGAGAGAATAGCTTGTCCTCTACACATCTTCCCTTTCGGTTTTGCATATCAATAGACTCCCTATTTAAAGATTGTACTATTATTTATACTCTTGAAAGTCCTCATCCC